ACTCCGATGACCGCAGCCCGTGGGGTTCCTTTTGGTTCGAGCCGGTCACCATGCGCACTGTCAGTGGCGCGCGCATCTCGTCAGAGTCAGCGATGCGGCTGTCGGCCGTGTATGCCTGTGTCCGCATCCTCGCTGAGAGCATGGCGTCGCTGCCGTTCATTCTCTACCGCCCGGGTCAGGGCGGTGGCAAGGTTGAGCTGCGCAATCACTGGCTCTATCGCCTGTTCTACATCCGCCCGAACCAGTTTCAGAATCCCTTCGAGTGGCGCGAGATGCTGATGGGCCATCTGGCGCTGCGCGGCAACGCGTTCTGCCGCATTGTCAGCAACGCCAAGGGAGAAATCACCGACCTGATACCGATCCACCCGGATCGCATCAGCCTGGTGCTCTCGCAAAGCCAGTCCGACGAATACAGTTATCGCATCATCGACCGGCTCGGCAATCAACTGGTGCTGGCTCGCGGCGCGGTCTGGCACCTGCGCGGCTTGTCTTCCGACGGCATGCTTGGACTCTCGCCCATTGAAATGGCCCGCGAAAGCGTCGGGCTGGCGCTGTCGGCGCAGGACTATGGCGCGCGGTTTTTTGACAACGATGCCAAGCCCACAGGTGGCTGGATTGAATACGCCGGCACCTTCAAGGACAAACCCGCGCGCGACAATTTTCGGGAGTCGTACCAGAACGCTCAGGGCGCGATGAATCGCGGCAAGGTGCTGGTGCTCGAAGCTGGCATGAAGTACCACGAGGTCGGCGTCACCAACAAGGAAGCGCAGTTTCTCGAGCTCAGGAAATTCCAGGTCACCGACATCGCGCGCCTGTTTCGCGTGCCGCCGCACATGATCGCGGATCTTGACCGGGCAACCAATAACAACATCGAGCAGCAGTCCATCGAGTTTGTGCGCTACACCATGCGCCCGTGGGCGGAACGCTGGGAAGCCAGCATTCGGTCCGATCTGATGCTAGACGACGAAGGCCTCGACTGCGAATTTGATTTCGCGGCGCTGATGCGGGGTGACGCCAACAGTCGTGCCACCTATTACTCGGCGATGGTCAGCATGGGCGCACTCACTCGAAACGAGGTGCGCGTCGCAGAGAACTACACACCGCTGCCCGGCCTGGATGAGCCGCTGGTGGCGCTCAACATGGGGATGACCGGCACCAATCAGCAACCGGCGACAGCACCACCGCCCGACGATGACAACGCCGAGCCCAACAAGATCAACACCGAAGAAGATGACGATGAAGCATGAGATGAAGGGTGAACTACTGCTGGCTGAGTTTCTGGCAACGCCATGGGCCTTGATGCCCGAGCGCCTGAATGCACTGACGGCTGTACTGGGGCGATGGTCCAGAAGTCAGCCTGCCGGTGACGATGTCCTGGCTCAGGTCATGGCCGATCGTGAGGCCCGTCAGGCGAAACGCCAGATGGCGCAATCCGCCGGTGGTGCTGGCATTGCCGTGCTGCCGCTGTATGGCATCGTCACCCAGCGCGCCAACATGGTCGACGACGTCTCCGGTCCCGGCATGACCAGCACACAGATGTTCGGTGCTGCCTTGCGCCAGGCGCTGCTTGACGACTCGGTCGGCCAGATTCTGATCGACATCGACAGTCCTGGTGGCAGCGTCTATGGCGTGGCCGAGCTTGCCGATCAGATCCAGTCGGCGCGCGCGAGCAAACCCGTCGTCGCGATCGCCAACAGTCTGGCGGCGAGTGCCGCGTACTGGATCGGCTGCGCCGCCGGAGAGTTCTATGTGACGCCCGGTGGTGAGGTCGGCTCCATTGGTGTCTGGCAGGCGCATTTCGATTACTCGCAGGCGATCGCTTCTGAAGGTGTGAAGCCCACGCTGATTTCTGCGGGCAAGTACAAAGTCGAGGGCAATCCGTATGAGCCATTGAACGACGAAGCACGCGGCTTTATGCAGTCGCGCGTCGACGACTACTACGGTGCATTCACCAAAGCTGTTGCCAAGGGGCGCGGCCTACCGGTTGCCAGCGTGCGTGACGGACTCGGTCAAGGTCGGGTTCTCGGCGCTGACGCCGCCGTTGAGCAAAAGATGGTGGATGGCATCAGCACCTTCGATGACGTTGTGACCCAAATGCAAAAGCGTTCGCGTTCGCAAAACCGAGGGGCATCCCGCCTCGCACAAGCAAGAAATGCGCTCGCACTTATTTGACCTGATTTGATTTTTCGCCTGCCTGCATTGACTGCATAAGCAGGCCAACCGAACAGCCGCCCTGGGAAACCATGGCGGCTTTTTTCTTACCCGCCTTTGTGCGGGTTTTTTAATTGGAGAACCCGCAATGAGTAAACAACTCCGCGAGCTGCAAGCTCGCAAAGCCAACCTCGTCAAGGACGCCCGCGCCGTAACCGACGCTGCTGTCGCTGAAAACCGAGATCTCTCGGCCGATGAGGTTGCACGTTTTGACACCCTGCGCGCGCAGATTGAAGCTGCGTCCGCCGCGCTCGATCGCGAAATGACATTGATCGCCGAAGAAGCACGCTCGGCCAGTGTTACTGCCGCCCTGGCGGCCAGTACGTCGTCCGCGCCGTCCGCTGCCAGTCATATCCTGAGCGTGCCATCCGGCGCTGGCTTGATTTCCGTCACCGAAAACCGCGATCTCGATCCCCAGCGCGGCTTTGCCAGCATGGGCGAGTTCTTCCGGTCAGTGCGTCAAGCCGAGGTGGCGCGGCGTACCGGTGGCGCGGTCGATGAACGACTATTGGGCGGCTCCGGCATGAATGCTGTTGCCCCCGGCCTGGTCGCCAACGAATCCGCCGGTGTCGACGGTGGATTTGCGGTCCCACCCCAATTTGCACAGGATATTTTCACGCTGTCTCTGGGTGAGGACGGCCTGTTGCCGATGACGGACAACGTCGAAATCTCCGGTAACAGCATGTCCTTCCCGAAGGACGAAACCACACCTTGGGGCTCCAACGGCGTGCGCGCCTACTGGCAGGGCGAGGCCTCCATCACGCAAGCCACCAAGCCGCAGCTGGGTCTGACCACTTTGCGTCTCAAGAAACTCATGGCGTTGGTGCCAATCACCTCGGAACTGCTCGAGGACACCAATGCGCTCACCTCGTATCTGCCAAAGCAGATCGCCGAACGCATTCGCTGGAAAACCAATGAGGCCATTCTGAACGGCCAGGGTGACGGCGTGCCACTCGGCGCTTTCCAGTCTGGCGCCGTGATCACTGTGCCCAAGGATCAGGGACAGGCGACACAGACCCTGACGCTGTCGAACCTGCTCAACATGCAGTCGCGCTTTATGCCGGGTTCAGAGAACAAGGGTGTGTGGATCATCAACAAGTCAGTCCAGGCGGCGCTCTACGGCATCACCTGGAACGGCATGCCGGCCTTTATGCCGATCGGCTACCAGGTCAATCTGGGCGGCTCGCTGGCACAGGTGCAACGCAATACCTTGCTGGGTCTGCCGGTGATCTTTTCGCAGCACCCTGCAGCGTTCTCTGCCCAGGGCGACGTGATGCTGGTGGACCTGAACTATTACCACACGATCACCAAGGCAGGCGGCCTGCAAACCGCCACCAGCATGCATCTTTATTTCGATGCCGATGCGGTGGCATTTCGCACCACCTTCCGCATGGACGGGCAAAGCAAGATCGCGCAGCCCGTTGCGCCAGCCAAGGGCGCGGCCACCTTGTCACCTTTTATTCAGCTCGGCGCGCGCTGATCTCCATTCCCCCACCTCAAAGGACATCTCATGAGCTATCCCAACTCCAAGGGCTCGGAACAGTTCGCTGTTCTGGGCCGAACCGGGCCTCTGAACGCCAATGCTGGGCAATCCGCCTGGATCGCCGTAGGCAATTTTCACCGGCTGCTGGCGCTGGTCGATACCGGCGCCAACATGAACGGCATCCTCAACGCGCAGTTGTTGCAAGCGTTGGATGCCACTGGCACAGGTGCTAAACCAATAACCGGTGCCAATGGCCTGGCCAAGGCACTGAGCCCGATTGCTGCAGGCGCCACGGCCAACATTCAGGCGCTGATCGACTGCTCCGTGGACGAGCTCGACACCAACAACGGCTACGCCTTCGTTCAGTTGCAAATTGCCGCCTCATCTGCCGGCCTGTTCGCCGGGCTGCTGCTGGGCATCAACGCGCGGTTCGAACCAGCCAATTCACTCAATGCGGCCAGCGTTACACAGATCGCTGGATAACCAACCCCATCAATTTACCCACCCACCCTCAAAAGGAAACGCACCATGAATCTCATTCGTTACGTCATCGATTTTTTCCACATCAACGGCGCTGGCCAGCAATCTGTCAAATATGCCAAGGGACAGACCTATCCGGAATCCGATGAAACCATTTCGCACGTCGAGGCCGGACACGCTGAGATCGTTG